TCATTGGCCTCCTGAACGTTTCCATTCAACTGGATAGCGTTCTATAAAATATTGACGCCAGTGCTTGGTCGCCTCGCTTTCAGCTTTTTTGTGACACTTGGCGCAAAGAACCTGAAGATTGCCATTCTCGTCACACGCCGGGTCAATGGCGATACGATCTAGAATGGCTTCCCAAACCATCTCATTGCTCTGTTCGTGGTTTTGAGGCGGATTGGAGAGCACAAGAGAAAGTGCATATACCCAGATCGGCTTCACGTGATGAATGGCCGCCCTCCCTTCGAGCGTGCCGCAAATCTGGCATTGACCGGCTGCGGCCAATAATTTGATCCGGCGCCAACCGCGCGGCGTGTTGTGTGTTCTGTTACGTTGAATTAGCGCATCGACAATACAACCAATGTCGATTGATAATCCCTTTTGCCGCGTTTCTGCTGGATAAAAAATAATGTTCATTGCTATCTATACCCCCATATATGGCAGGGGTGTTTTTGGGTGGCACGACTGGCACAACACATTTGCATATAGGGCCGTGAGATGTATGTATTTCGCACTTTCATCGCTTTTACCTACATATTTCGTCATAAATCTGCATAGTCGTGCCGTTGTGCCACTTGTGCCACCGGCTTGATTTACTCTGTAAAATGCCCCAAAAAGCGGCACGGGGGTCGTGCCAGGTGCGTGCCACTTCGTGCCATCGGCGGCGTTTGTGGCACGGGGTGGCACGAGGGTGGCACGGGGGTCGTGCCAGGAGCGGCGACCATATATGGGGGTCATAATTCGATGTCCCTCTTTTCAGGTATCGGCTCGCCGCGATACCATATGCCCGTGTAACCACGCATCCGGCCTTTGTTCAGGCGGCGCTGGTCGGGCTTCAATCCCATCTTGGTTAAGATGCTGGTTAGCTCCATCTTCTGTTTGAACTGGTCGCCCTTCAGCCCTAGCGTGGTCAGCCGATCTAGAATCTCCATTGTCGGCGTGAAACGTTCGGTTTCTGTTTTGTCGATTTCGTAGTATTGGAGGAGCAGTTCCTCAAGCGGCGATACCATCATGTGATTGCCGTTGATTTCGGCTTGTATCTCTTGCTCGTAGGGGGTTAGCTCCCACGTTTCACCGCGCAGATAGGCGGTGTAAATTTCGGCCCATAGTTGGTCGCGGTCGATATTGGTGTAGCTCCAATCGATGCTGTCGAGGTGGACAACTGAGAAGCGGCGGTTGCCGGTCGGGTCATGAAGAAAGCCGGTTCCGTCCTCGTTAATCGTGCCAATCATCGACGCGGCGGCCGGCTTCTCGGTGTCATACTCTCCGTATGGCACTCTTACTTTTACCGTACGGGTGCTGATGAAATGTTTCAGCGCCGAGCGTTCGCTGCGTTTCGTGGTCGAATCCAGTTCGGCCACTTCCCATATCCAGTTATTGATAAGCCGGATCAGGCTATCTTTATCATCGGGGTTAATCGGCCCCTCGTAGAACAGGCGGGGCAGGGGGCAAAGCCACTCGGCCAGGCGGCTTTTACCTTTGTTTTGCGCGCCCAGGAGTACCAGCATGTAATTCTGTTTGGCGGCCAGCATCTTCGCGACGCTGCCGATAAGCCACTTGCGCCAGAACACGGGGGCCAATGGGCTGCTCATGGAAAGACAATTCATGAGGGCGTCAAAATGACACTCGCCGTCCCATAGCAAGGAATCTAGATACTCTTTCACCGGGTGATACTTATTCCTTAGAGCGGCCTCCATAATGGCGTTTCTCATCCGCGCCGTGTCCTTCATGTCATAATCTTGGAGCCGGTTCAAAATGGCCGCGGCCTCTATCTTTGTAATCGGCATACCATCATTTAATTCGATGCGATCTGACATGCTGTTCAGCTTGAGATACACCCCACTGGCATTTATCGCCATGATGTAATCATCTGTTTTAGGGCCATAGACGAGAAAGTTGTAGCCGTTCAACTCCCGGCGCAGCTTGCGCCAGCCACGGCCGGTTTCTTCCTCGACGTAGGCCGAGAACTGGTCGACGCCTTCCCGCGTGCGGCTCATCGCAGCATCCCCATGAGCGATGGCGCGGCGGTGAATTGCAGCGGTGCGCCTTTACCGTGGGCGATGCCGTCGAGGATGACACGCTCGATTTCGGCCGGGTCATCGGCCCAGGGCCGGGCCAGCGCCGCCGCGGACAGTTCGTTGATGACGGCCGTCTCATCCAATGCGCCCGATGCCACGTAGCCGCCGCCAAGCCGGGCCATTCTGAGGAGCGTCGTATGCCCTTCATTTTGCGGGGCCATGCGGACGCGCTCGCCGATTTGGGCCAGCTTGTGCCCGATACGCTTGGCGTCCGGTTCCACGGCCACACGCGGCGGGGTGTGGTGTACCTGGGGCGGGTGGGCCTCCCGGTACTCGTCCAGTAGGACGGCCAGCGACCGCTCCGAGAGAACGCTCCAATTGGCCGACACCTTGCATTTAGGCGACCCGTAGTAAAGGCGCAGCGGGTCTTTGCAGGCCGGGTCAGTGGCCGACCCTTCCTCGGCCATGCGCCAGGCAACGGCGGCATAGGCGGCGCGGTATTCGTCGGGCGACAGGATGGGGAAATCCAGCACAAAGACAACCCGGCTGCGCGGGTGTTCCTCAGTCGAGGATGGCGTGGAATAGCCGAATGAGGCGAACAGCCAGGCGAACGTACCCGGCCGCTCCATGAGGAAGGGCAGCGCTGACGTTTCGTCGCCCGTGTCAAAATCGAGGGCGATATGATGTGCCCGTTTGAAATATTCTTCTTTGCGGCCCTCAGTAAAAACAGGGGTAAAGGCGTGGCCGTGCCAGACGTGGATCGCCATTTCGCGCGGCGTCAGGGTCATCGGCGTGAAAGAGCGGTGAAAACGCGCCCAATCGCCCGCCTTCCACGTGGCCGGCGCTTTGCCTTGCAGCGCCGTTGACCCCATGATTTGTAATTTGTACTCATTTTCAAACATGCTCTCATCCTCAATACCAATACGCCGATTGACTCACCGAGCCATCTCGTGCTATCCTGTGGCCGTCGCCGCGACCGCAACGCGGCGGACGGTCAACGCCAGTTGGCCGACATACTGAGGTGAGGTCACAACAATGAATACAGTTGAATCCGTTGGGGTAGTCCCGGCGGGGGATGATGTGTCACTGCCGCTGTCCGCGGCTATTGCCGCGTTCCTGGCCGAGAAGTCGGCCGAACTCTCCCCCTACTCCGTCACCCACCTGCGGGGCAGCCTGTCCCGTCTGGCCGTCGCCCTCTCCAATCCGCCGCTATCATCAATCACCTATGACATCCTGCGCGGCTACGTGGATGGCCTCTATCTGCGGTACAAGCCGGGGACAGTCAAGCCGGTGATTGGAGATATTCGGCAGTTCTTCAGGTGGTCCAAAAAACGGAAACTATTGGACCGTAACCCGGCCAAGAGGCTGAAGATGCCGTCGCGCCGGGCGGTGGTGGAATCGTCGGATTCCAAGAGCGCCGACGAGGGCGACGTGCGGCGGGTGCTGGACTATCTGGCCGTGCGTCTGGCCCGCGTCGTCTGGCGTGACCTGTTCGGCAATCTGACCGCCGCGCCGGTGGGGGAATGGAGCTATCACGAACGGCAGACCGCGCGTGATTTATTCATTCTGTCCTTCCTCTACGAGACGGGGGCCAGGGCGGGGGAGATATGGCGCCTGGGCGCTCAGGCTATGGAATCGGCCGTTGCAGGCCCTGGGCCAGTGTATCGTGTCACGTCGACCGGCAAGACCGGCGTAGCGTCACTTCGTTTCACCGTGGCCACGGCTGAGTTATGGACCGTCTGGAACAGTGTCCGCCCGGTTAGCGATTACGCCATTGTCGGATGGCAACCCGGCGGCTTGCCCGCGCCGATGACGACGCCGACAATCAGCCGGATGATGAGCCGCCAATGCGAGCGGGCCGGGGTGGAACCGTTTCGCGCCCATGCCCTGCGCCATGCCAAAGTCAGACGGGGCAAAGGTGCGGTTGGTCTGGAGACGACCAGCCGGCTTATCGGGCATGGCAGCGCGGTCATTACCGCGGCCTATGCCGTGGCCGATGAGGAGGAGCTAAACGCGGCGGCCCTGGCGACGGGCCTGGAACGGCGGCTATGGACATGAATCGTGTCTCTACGGTTCACATCCGTGAGGTCGCGGGTTCGAGTCCCTCCGCGCCCACAGGCGGGCCGCGATAGTCGGATTTCTGCTCACCTCAGTATTCGGCTGTTAAGGTGCGTCTATCTGGCCGGGGCGTAACTCTTGCGGGGTGGCGCTCCGGCCGCTTTATTGCCAATCGGTTATGAAGTTGGCAAACCGGCTTTCTTCAAGGCGGCGATTAAATCATTAGCCGCTGCCTCGGTGTGATGCGCGAGATAAAACTCTAGCGCAACCTGGACTTCCTCAGACAAGCCACGTCGATTACCTTCGGCTGACTTGCGTAGAGATTCGACAAGTTCATCGGGCAGGTATGGCCCTATCTGGGTCTTACCCGGCACTTTGTTCTTGCCGCTCCCTCCGCTATCTCTGGACATAGACACACCTCCAAAACAAAATCCCACGCCATTATTATACATTAATGCGCGTTAACTTGTCAATCATTTGAGCGGGCAATCCTGGGAATTGGTCGGGGTGGGTCATGGCCCTATTGTACCAGAATTTAGAACACTATTTCTATGGCGTCTTAATCTTCGCGGTAAGGCAGCGGATCGATACTAGCGGCAAGTCAGATCGAGTTTCAGGAGAGAGCATGACAACCGAGGAGAGCCGCGACGAATTACCGTTGGATGACCCCGCGCCCAGGCCGAAAGAGAAAGCGAAAAAACAGGACTATAGCGCGCGCGATATGGTCATCGGCGTGATTGCCGTCGCCGTCGCCGCTGTGCTTCTGACCATCTTCATCATGCCGCGATTCATGCGAGCGGCGACTAATGCCGTCCCATCCACCAACCCGGCGGCGAACAACCAGTCCAGCACCGCCGGCCGCCTACTCGTGTCCGGCCGGGGAACCGGCGACGAGGTGAGCGACGACTTCACCGTGCCGCGCGGCTGCAACCGGCAGACGATCACCTACGATGCCGAGCAGACCGACCGCGATGACGGCTGGGTTAACTTTCGCGTGCCCTACGTAGACGGCCGCGGCGGCGAATCGCTAGGCCCGGCCGACGTCGCCACGGCTCCAACCGGTTCCGGGCTGTGGACGCTGACGCCGGGAACATACGCCATTGAGATCGAAAGCTGGCATACCCGGTGGTCATACAGCCTGAAATGCCGTTAACACGCTCCCCCTTCCCCGCCTAGCCCATCCGTGCTATACTGGGTTCCTCTCCTCAATACGAGGCGGGATTGAAACGGTCGCCCGGCCGCCTACCGCCTCAAGTCTCTATATTCCTTCGGATGTGAAACGACCACCCTCCCAGTGGTCGTTTCGCCTTTTTATCACCACGACAGTAGACGAAACCGATTGAATGTTCTATAATGGGCGTGGATGTTTCATTTTGAAACGCGAGAAGGAAGGAGGAGATGGGCGCGTAGCGTGACAGTTCAATGACCAAGCCACGACGACGATATGACGATGAATTCAGGGCATCGGCGGTGCTCATGTTAGAGGCGGCCGGTTATCCTGATAGGGAAGGGGCGTTGTCGCAAGTGGCCGGACATTTGAGCGTGCCACTATCCACGGTGCGCGGCTGGTTCCTGGGGACGCGCAACCCGCCACCTGCGGAACTGCGCAACGAAAAAAGGATAGACTTCTTAGAGGCGATCCGCGAGGAGCTAGAAGGTATATTCCCGGCCATGAAAGAGAAGCGCATCGATGCCACTTACCGCGAATTGGCGACGGCGGCCGGTATTATGCTGGACAAACACCAACTATTGAGCGGCAGACCTACGGGGGCAGTCGCCATTCAGGTTGAATACATCAATGATTGGCGTAGCGAGCGCGAAGCCAACGATTAAGCTCCCCGTCCCTCATGCGGGGCAGCGGCATGTGTTACGCCATGCCCGCCGGTTCAACTGGCTTAGTGCCGGCCGCCGCTGGCGCAAGACAACCCTGGCTATGTCTATCGTCGTCGAGGCGGCTATCCGGGGCGGCACGTACATATGGGGCGCGCCGACGTATGACCAGGTGCGCATCGGCATGAGCGAGTGCAAGCGCGCCCTGGGCAATGTCGCCTCTTTCAACTTAAGCCGGATGACGGCCGACTTACCGCAAACGGGCGGCGTGATTATCTTCCGTAGCCTCGACAATCCCGACAACGTGCGCGGCTACACCGCCGACGGCGTGGTCATGGATGAAGCCGCGTTCATTAAGGGCGACGCCTGGCTAGAAGTCCTGCGGCCGATGCTGATAGATACGGGCGGGTGGGCCTGGGGGATCGGCACGCCAAAGGGCCGCAATTGGTTCTATAACGAATTCGGCAAGGCGCAAGACCACGACGATTACATGGCGTGGCAGATACCGACCCGCGGCGTAAAGATAGTTGACGGCCAGCTAGTACCAGACCCCCACCCGTTAGAAAATCCCGATGTACCATTCTCTGAGATTGTCCAGATGTGGCAATCGATGCCCGAACGAGTATTCGAGCAAGAGATATTAGGTATCTTCCATGACGACGCCGGCGGCGTCTTTCGGCGCGTTATGGACGCGGCCACGGCCACGGCGCTAGACCGGCCGCAACCGGGCCGGGCGTACGTGGCCGGGGTTGACGTTGCCAATGAAGCCGATTTCACGGTGATAAGCATCCTCGACGCCCAGAGCCGCGCCCAGGTCTACATCGACCGATTCAACCGCGTGGGCTATGAGGCGCTCGAAGACCGGATACACGCCGCCTATCAGCGGTGGGGGATACAGACCATCGTCATCGAAGACAACTCGATAGGCCAGCCGGTCATCGACCACTTGCGCGGCCGGGGGATGCGGATCGTACCATTTCATACGTCGAGCGCATCCAAGACGCCGCTGATTCAGGCGTTGCAATCGGCGTTTGAGCATGGCAGCATCACGATATTGAATGACCCCATTCAGGTGGGCGAACTACAGGCCTATGAGGGCAAGCGGACGGCGACCGGCATGAGTTACTCAGCGCCGCCGGGGATGCATGATGATACCGTTATGGCGCTGGCTTTGGCGTGGTTCGCCGTCAACGCGCCCGCGCCTCATTTACCGAAGCAGCACGAACAGGCCAGCCGTTGGGCGAGGTTTTAAATGGCACTACGAACGACATTCACGCAGGATACCGGGGCGACGGGCCTCAACACGACCGGATGGGGGGAAGTCGGCGACGAGTTTCTCCAGGAGTGGCGCGGCGCGGGGGAGAAGGTCAAGCGCGTGCGCGAGATGCTCTACAATTCGCCGGTCATCGCCGCGCTGCGCCTGGCGGTGGAAATGCCGGTACGCGACATCGATTGGCAGTTCGTCAGCGACGAGGGCGAAGACGACCCGCGGTTGGCGCTGCTCAATGACGCCTGGTCGTCGCTGACGCACTCATGGAACGACCACATCTCGGACGCCTTGTCGTTCCTGTGGTACGGCTGGTCGATGTTTACGATCACCTACCGGCAGGACGGGGGGCGCGTGTTGTGGCACAAGTTGCGGCCGTTAGCGCCCGACACGGTGATGCGCTGGCAGTTCGCCGAGGATGGCGGTCTGGCCGGGCTGCAACAGTGGCCGCACCTGTGGGCCGACCCCATCCCCATCGAGCGCATGGTCATCTATCGTTTTCGGCGGGCGCGGGGCAACCCGGAGGGCGAGAGCATCTTGCGGCCGGCCTGGCCGGCGTGGTTTTACGTCAAGAACCTGCAACACATCGAGGCCATCGGCATCGAGCGCAATCTGGCCGGGCTGCCGAAAATCACGTTACCCGAAAACGCCGACACGACCGAGAGTGACGACCTGACGACCGACGTAGGCCGGGCGCGGGCCATCGGCCGCAACGTGCGCAACGATGAAATCTCCTCGGTTGTCATCCCGCACGGCTGGGAGTTCGAGCTGGTGGCCTCGGCCGGCGGGGGCAAGACGGCCGACACGGATATGGTCATCAATCGCTATGACAAGCGGATGCTCATGGCGACGCTCAGCCAGTTCCTCATGCTGGGCATGGACAATATCGGCGCGATGGCGACGTTCTCCGGGGCGACCGACTTTTTCACGTTGACGCTCAACGCCGTGGCCGACACGATTGCCGAGACGTTTACCAAGTTTGGCGTGGCCCGGCTGCTGGAATTGAACGGCTACGACGCCGACGGGGTGCGGCTGGAGCACAGCCCGGCCGGCGACGTGCAACCGGCGGCGATTGCCGACGCCCTGGCGAAGATCGGCGCGGGCGGATTCATCACCTGGACGGCCGACGACGAGGCGTGGTTGCGGTCGCTCATGCGCCTGCCCGAACGCGACCCGGCCGACATCGAGGGCGACCGGGCGGCGGCGCGGCAGGAAGCGGCGGTGCGGGCGGAGGCCATCCGGCAGGCGCTGGCCCGGCGGCAACCGGC